CCGGGCGACCTGAATGGGGCTGTTGCCTCCCGGCTTGTTGACGGCCGTCATGTTCACCACGTTCTGGGTGAACGTGAGCGAGGACACATCGACGTCCTGAACCGGCTGGAGCCGCATCAGGGCATCCCGGGCGAGCTTCTGGTCTGACCCCGAGTGGATGCGCATGTCGGACCCCTGAAGCTCCATGAGCTTGGGGTACGCTGGCATCTTGGTGTAGGGGACGAACTTGGACCCCGGGACGATAGCACTCAGGGCCTTGAGGTCCTTGTTGTAGGACAGGGGCCGCTTGTCGGGCTTGAGGTCGATGATCTTGCGGTCATCGTCGGAGAACAGCTTGCTGTCCAGACCGGCGGACGAAAACCGCCCCGCTTCGTCGCGGGGCTGGTCAGGGTCGTACTTGAGAACGTTCAGGTACCTCACTGGCGTACCTCAGCTCTTGCGCTTCCACTTGTAGTCGATTTCCCGGGTGAAGGAGTTGGCATCATCCCCCGCCTGATAGTGCTGGTGGAAGCGCTCTGCCTGCTTGGGAGACATGGTGTAGCCGTCTTCCCTGCCGGTGTACTTCCCCCCCACCGCTTCAGCCAGCCGAGAGGCGCGGGTCTTGTACCCATCTCCCGAGGGAGCCTGCACAAGGGCCTTGCCCTTGGCGTAGCGGGCAGGACGGATGGTGAACTCCCCATTGCCCGGACCCTTGTCGCCTCCCTTGATTGGGGTGAACTCCAGCTTGCCGTTCATGCCCGAAGTCCGGGGGATCAGCGGAGGACGGTTCTTCTCCTTCCAATCGTGGTACATCTGCGCCGCGTTGGTCACCGGCACCGGCTGATGCTCATTGACGTCGTAGGGCTTCTCCGAGGAGGTACTCTCCCGAGCTTCCGGATTGGGGCGGGGAGCGGGACCTTCCGGGTCGTCCCCCAGATCACCGGGGGGATGGTCAATGGGCACCCGTAGATTCTGCAAAGGCACCTTGGTGGACTCGTACATGCCATGGTCGACCACGGCAAAGGGAGAGTACCCGCCGGCCGGGTTGTTGTCGACCCGAACCACGGTGCCGGTGACGGTGCGCTGGCCGAAGCCGAACGCCACCTTGTCGCCAGCCTTCGGGGGGGAGGAGAGCTTCTGACCATCCCCGTAGTCGTTCACCGAGCTGAAGACCTTGCCGTAGCCCTTGCTCTCTCCGTCGCCACCTTCGCCGTCCGTGTACTGGTTGCCACGGAACGGGTGGCCTTCGAAGTCGCCTTTCAGGATGGACGAATACTCGCCTTTCCTGCTGGGGTTGCCCGACAGGTAGGCATTGAACTCGTAGCGGCCGGTGTTCTCGTGCCGGTACCACTGAATCTGCATGCGGTTGGCGATCTTGCCGCTCTTCCTGTCCTTGAGGTCGATTTCAGCTCGACCCTCGCGCCCGGTCAGGATGCCCTGCCACCGGGTGCCGTCTTCCTGCACAGGCTCGTATCCGTTCGCCTCAGCCGCGTCGAAGGCGTCTTGCAGGGGAATCTTGTCGTGGAGCTTGCTGGACAGGCTGTTCAGCTTGCTGCTCACCTTGCCGGGGTTGGCCTTGGCTGAGTGCAAAGAGGCGAAGTGCTCCGCCATGTCCTTGACACTGTCGAAGGACTTGACCCCCTGAGACTTGCCATTGACGAATGGCTGGTTGACGGCAGGGCCACCATCGTCCGAGAAACCCGTGGCGATCACCTTGTCTCCCCGCACCACCGTGAGGGCAGACCCCTCACCGTCGAATCCGTAAGAGAACACCTTCACCTCACCACTCTCGGCCACCGAGCGGGCGTCCTTCGGAGGGTTCCAGCGCTGCCCCACCTCACCCGAGGAATCACCGCCGCCACTACCATCCGTCCATTGGTTGCCACGGAACGGGTGACCTTCGACGTCGCCCTTCATGCGAAGGACGGAGAAGTAGTTGCGCCGCTTCTTCTTGCCGCCTTGATCGGGGTTGACGGTCGGCACTTCAGCGACCGAAACGTCTCCCTTCAGGACTCCGAGGAACTTGGTCATGGGATCAGCCCGAGTAGACGATGGAGCACTTGGCCGTGGCTGCCGTGGCCGCGAACTTGACCGCCGTGTAGACGTTGTCCACGACGATCTGGCCGTTGGTCAGGGTGAGGGTAACCCAGTTGGCCGAACCCATGTCGGCCTCTGCCGACATGGTGACCTGAACCGAGGGGGTGCCTCCGACGGCTTGGAAGCCTACCTTCGCGCCCTGCGGCGAAAGGCGGACCACTTGGTTTTGCCCAGCAATGACGCTGAACTGGACGGAGGTGCGGGCGGGGGAAACAGTGGCCATGAGGGGACTCCCAGCAATTTGCCCCTCATAATAGCCGAAAGGCTGCCTCCTAACGGTCCTTCAAGAACAGGCGGGCAGCCATCCATCCGTCGAGGATGGTCGGCTTGTACTGGGGTTCCGGGGTCTGCACCGGAGGCTTGCCCCCGAAAGTAGCCACCCAGTCATCGAGGATGGGGGTGCGGTTCAGCCGGAACTCGCTCTGCTGGGCAATGGCTTGCCGGGGGCCGAGGTAGGCCTTGGCCTTGGCCAGCTTCTCCTCCATGGAGGTCTTCGGTGGGTTTGTGCACTCAAGTGCACTGGATTCAGCGGTAGCGGGCGACGAGGTCTTCGACTCGCTCAAGGGTGTCGTCGTCGTAGTCACCAGCCTCAATACGGGCTTTCCACTCACGGTACATCCTCCGCTCATTCGGGTTGAACCACGGGTGTAGGGATTCCGCCTCCTCAAGGAGGCGGAGAGGGTCGGACGAGGTCATGCCGGGTACTTCGACTTCACGGCAGCGACCGACTTCATGTCGATGGACACGAGACTTCCGGGCACCATCAACAGGAGGACATCCGAGTCGATGCTCACCACCTCGCCATCGATCCACGCACCAGCCACCAGCACGGAGACCTTGGCCTCCACATCCAGTGCGTACAACACCTTGAGAATCGAATCGCTCACGAGGCACCTCCTTTCTCCGAACCGCGCACACACCCCCGGGGACCAAGCCCGGGGAACCCACAACCCACTACACTGCTAGTGTACCCTATTTCCACTGATTCGTCAAACACCTACCGCTTCGGGGGGACGAGCGGCAGATCGAGCTTCAGGTCGAAGGGAGCCGCCCGCAGCATCGAAGGCTCCGTCAGGGAGACCTCCGGGATCGTAGAGGGGTAGGCCTCCAGCGTATGGAGCCACGCATCGGCCATGGCCCCCTGTGAACTGTTCTTCCACTCCGGGGGCTGAGCATCCCACGTTTTCGTGAGTTCCGCCACCACCACCTCGACCCCGATGGCCAGCTCATCCCGGGCACCGTTCAGCCCATCGATGGCCAGCACCACCTTCTGCCACGCCCTCCGCACGGCCCGGTTGTATTCGTCGGCCGCGATTGACAGCTCGACCGAGCGGGCGTTCACGACAGCCACCTTCTGATCGAGGTCCTTCTTCTGCTTCTTGGAAAGCGCCAGTGTGCTCATGTGTCGGGTCCTGTGGCAATGAAATCCTTCTTGACGAGCGCCCGCTCCGCATCGATGACCTGTGGTCCGTACCAGCCATTGCGCCGGTTGAGCCTGACCAGATCAGCCAACAGGATCATCAGCTCCTTGTTGTCGGCTTCCGCCGCCTGATACCGGGCACGTTGTTGCGCCATGGCCTTGGCCACGGCGGTCTGCTTGTCGTACAGGGGCACTCGTCAATCTCCAGTTGTGGGAAAACCGGGGAGCCGGTGCCCAGTCCTATCGGGCCTCGTCAACCCCCCGGTCCACCCGGGTTATTCGATCAAGCTCTGGAGGAGTACGGGTAGAAGGCAGAGAAAGCCGAGTTGCTCGCCTTCAACTTCGCATCCCACTCCTTCGCCTTCTTTTCGTTGGGGGAGACGTACCCCTTCTCCTTCAGGATCATCAGGGGCGCGACCCCGGAAGCGATCTTGCCGAAGTACTCGTCCACGGAGAAGTTCGCCGCGAGGAACTTGGCGAAGGCCTTCGCGTTCGACTTCGGTCTCGCGTACTTGAATCTGGCGACGAAGTCCGAGGAACCGTCTGACCACACGTGGTAGAGGTAGACCTCCTTGGAGCCGTCCATCCTGAGATTCCATCCGTTCTTCATTTCGATCCTCCGTCCATGAGAGAGAAAACGATCACCACAGGATCATTATCTCACACCCCCGGGCTTTCGTCAAACCCGGGGGATGCCGTCCGTCAGGCCGCCTTCTTCAGCGGGAGACCATTCTTGCCGAGGGAGGCTTGGTAGGCAAGGGCCTTCGCCTTCTGTTCCGCCTTCTCGGCGGCCGAGAACCCCTTGCGCATCTTGCTGTTGGGGAACACGTACTGCTGCATGCCACTGGACACGATCTTGAGAGCCGAGTGGGACTCCTCGATCCACTCACCGTCCACCAGCTTCTTGGACTTGGAGTAGTCGGGGACCAGCTCGATGGACTCGATCTTGGCCCACTTGGCCTTGCCGGAGAAGAAGCTCTCCTCAAGGATCAGGTCGCCCACCTTGAGGTCCTTGGCTTCGACCGAGCGGAGGTCGTTCAGGAAGTTCTGGGCCGCCGCACCACGCTTGGTGAGGATGCCGCCCCTGCCGGAGCACTTGAAGCACACGGTGCCGTACATCTGGCAGTAGGAGTAATGGCCGGAGCCGCCGCAACGCGGACAGGTCTTCGATTCGAACAGGAACTTGAACATGGGGCCTCCTCAGGCAGCCTTGTAGTAGCCACAGGAACCGTCGGAATACATCACGACGGAAATGCCGTAGAGGTAAATCCACGACAGAAGGTCACATCCGAGAGGGGGAAAGGCGGGGATCATCGTTCCACTCCATTGGTTCGTTGATCGGGACTACATGATTAGTATCTCACACCGTGGAGCGTTTGCCAATACCGCTCGTCAGAACTCCGCGTTCTTGAGAGCCTTCTTGGCGGCCGAGGCGGCCGACATGCCGTCCTCCCACCAATCCATGAACGGGCAATCCGGGAGGTCACTGGAGCTGAGGCCGATCTTGGCACTGATCGCCGCGTCCACAAGGGCCATCCACGCAGAGAAGGACTTCTTCATTTCGCCACTCCTTTGGCTGGGGAAGAGGACATCACGAGAGTATTGTCTCACACTCCCGTGTCTTTGTCAAATGTCCAGTCGAGGGTGACCAGCTTCAGCTCCACCCCGGCTTCCGTGAACATCATTTGCGAGGCCTTGAAGTCCTCGTTCCACCGGGGGTTGTCCTCGTAGGGGGCGACGATGCGTCCCACCCCCCGCTGAATGACGATCCCGGCGCACCGCGAGCACGGCATGAAGGGCCACGTGTAGAGGGTGCTTCCAGCCACGCTGCGGTCCGCGAAAGCGAGCGCATTCATCTCCGCATGGACGATCAGCTTGTACTTCGTCTCGCGGTCTTCCAGCCGGTCTGGGCTGTCTTCGACCCCCATGGGAAGGCCGTTGAACCCGAGGCTGAGCACCTGCTTGCGATCACCTACGATGACCGCCCCCACCTTGGTGGAAGGGTCCCGTGACCAGCCCGCAATGTGGCGGGCCAGCAACAGGTACCTACGGTCCCAGTGTGTCGCTGGCAGGATTTCCGGTTGTGCACTCAAGTGCACGGGCTTGGCGCGGCGAGGCCTCCCCGCAACGCGGGGGTACGGAACGTCTTTCGACAGAGCCATCTGCGAATATCCAGTATCGGCGGTTGGACGGAGGTAGACCCCGGCGCACACGATTGAACGCAATCACCCGGTGGAGGCCGCACTTGGAACAGACCTTGTGCTTGTATCCCTCCACCCAGTACCAGTCATGCTCTTCGGCATGTCTCATTGCGGGACCTTGATGATGAACCGAGTCGCCCCTGCCGCGCAAGAGACGTTGTCCAAGGCCCCCATCAATTCCCACGTGAGCTTGCCGGTGGTGGGGTCGCGGGGTCCGGGCTTGTAGACGGCGGAACAAACGGAGTGCTCATTGCCGTCGAGCAGTTCTGGGGGGATGATCCACGAGAAACTGCGGATGTACGGGGGGTCCACCGGCTTCGGATAGACGTTGTACTGCTTGGTGTTGTCGACCCGGAACACCACCACTTGGGCTTCCTTCTTCACCCACCCACCGATCTGGAGCGGATTCGACCCGGGGGACATCGGAGCCACCAGCCCGTTCTTGAACCCGGTCGGCTCGTACGTGATCTTCAGGCAGGTGTTGCACGCCCGAGGCATCTTGGTGCGGAGGATGTTCTCGATCCATGCCCGGTCCTGCTGCCACGCTCCCCGGTCGATGTCCTGCCCGGAGATGGTTTGCCCGAAGAACTGAACGTCCTTGGCCCAGATGGCATCCGCCACTGGCAGGTTCTCCACTCCGGCCTTGGCTTGGAACGACAGCATCATGGCAATGAAAGCGGCACCGATCATTCTCATCGTTGCTCCTTGTTGAACTGCTTGATGGAGTTGCGGAGGTTGGCCAGCTTCTTGGCTTCCTCCAGTGTGAGGGTCTTCACCGGCACCCGGCCGAGGAACTGGTCGGCTTCCACAAGCATCCGGACCAGCCTCCCGTTCTTGGCGAACAACCTTCCCAAGACGTCGTCCGAGTACAGCTCCCCCTTTGCCACGATCAGCTCCGGATGAGGGTCAGCAGGTACCCACGGAGTTGGTCGAGAGTCCCGTCGTTGTACAGGATGAAGTCCCCGTACTTGTGTTCGATCCCCGCCTCGCTCTGGTGGGTCGAGCTGCCGGTGATCTTGGGGGCGTCCTTGCGACTGATGTGCACGATGCGCCCGCCCTGCGAGCGTATCCAGTCGGCCTCGTTTTCGAAGCGAACGTCGCTGATCACCATCCCGGGACCGAAGCTGTCCAGCTCCCACTTGGCGAGGATCAACCAGATGTCCTTGTTGACCAGATTGCGTCCCCACTCCGTGCCGAGGGTCTGCCACATGTGCCTGCGGCTGACGCCCAGCTCCGGGATCACCTCTTCCTTGTTGGTGTCGTCCCCGCGCTCGATCCCGAGGGCATCGGTCATGCGCTTGATGGGGTCCGCGAAGGCGTAGCGGTAGCCGTCCGCCATCTCCAGCAGCATGGAGACTGCGGTGTCCTTGCCGGTGCGGGCCTTACCCGCGAAGCCGATCACCGGATAGGGAAGAAGGGGCTTGAAGTCGGGGAGGTTCATTTCACGGTCATCCCGTTGTCGAGAAATTGACGGTACTGGTACCACCCTGTGAAGTTACCCTGAAGAAAGGCGAGACGGTAGCTGTCCTTGCCCGTCACCGGTCTCCAGTTCCACTTCAGCAACGCTGGGGTGGCTTGGTGCTCCGCAGGTGAGGCGTGCTTGGGCACGCTGCCCACCAGCTTGTCGTGGAGGTCGATGTCCTTGCGGATGTCGGGCTGCTGGCCATCATGCGTCAGATACGACACACGGGCGCAGCGGGCCACACTGCACTTGATCGCCACCTCTAGGTCTGCTGGGGTGGTGATCGGCAGCGTGAAGTAAGGCAAGTGCCACTGCCCCTCAGACAATTCGGAAGGCCTGTGATTGTAGTAGGCCTCCCGCACCATGTGGGCTAGGTGCTGGAACTCAGGCTGAGCGTCGGGATGGCAACGCAGGTCGAAGAAGTTCTGCCACTCCGTTGCCGTGACGATGGTCTTCATCCACATCCACGGCTCCAGCAAGCGATTCACGATCTGCTTGTGGACTCCCAGCCTCTCCATGTCCTTGGCGTACTCCACTGCGGCTTCCGCCGCATGTCGCCACACCATCTGCGCCAACGGCTTCTGAACGTCGTCCAGCTCCTCACGGGCCTGCATCCCGGGCTGATTCTTGCCCCACCACACAGGACCCGCCGGGTTCGTGCGGACCTGCTCGATCATCTTGGTGATCGGGATCGCACGCGAGCTGGCAGCGTTACGGCTGAACACCCGGTGCGTCATGAATTCCGAGTGGATGAAGCGGGGGTAGCACAACTCCATCGTCGTGATGCGCTCCCCGCGCTCTGTGATCGAGTCGCAGATCACCGTGGCATAGAACCCGCTCATGCAAGGACACTCCTCAGCAGGACGGCAAGGAGGGTCACCAAGCCGCAGTTCATGATCAAGGTACCTCCCCAAAGCCACCACATCCACTCCGCGTCGGACATGCGCAGCTTGTCGGTGATGATGCGGTATGCCATCGTGACGCCGAAGGCGGCGGGGGGCAGCAGGACGAGCAAGCCGCCCAGAGCAAGCAGGAAGGTCAACATGGAGTCCTCAGGAAATAGCCGGGTGTTCCGTGACGCGCCCGTCTTCCCAGAAGACTTTCACCCTGAACCCCTTCTGGACGAACAGGTTCGTGAGGTCCTCTGTCATGGCGACGGAACGGTGGCGGCCGAATTGGCACCCGACGATCACCGTGTGGGTGGTGTCGAGCATCTTCTCCGCCTTCTCCAAGAGGAACCCGTAGCCGATCATCTTGCGGGCCAGCCCCCTCAGGAACTCGTCCGCACGCCCCCTCAGGTAGGGGTTGGGGAGACTACGGCAGTCGATCACGTAGCCAAGCTCAGCGAGCTTCTTGTAGGACGGCAAGCGGAGAACCCGGGCCTCCTTGCCCAGTGCCATCTGGTGGATCACCTTGTACTTCACTTCCACCCCTTCGCATTCCACTTGGGTCTGGGCTTGCTCTTGGCATGCTGAGCCTGAATCTGCTCGATGGCGCAAGCCGCCCGCTCGTCCTCAATGGACAACCACGGCTTCTCGCACACAGGCACGCGAAGGACCTGCACCGGCACCAGCACGTGGCGGGAGGTCAGACGTTCCATGTATTGGTAGAAGGCCCAGAGGACGGCCCCGGCGATCAGCAGGAGGACCGTGCAATACAGCAACTCAGTCTTGGAGACTTTCATCCACTCCATTGTACCTCCGAGTCTATCGGTTCGTCAAATCTACCGGTCGAAATACGTCACTGCCGCACGGATCACCATGCCGACGAGCACGCCTACCAGAAGGCCGAACATGAAGGAAGCGGTCATCACGGACTGAAGATCGATGGGATGCACGGCTATTCTCCGTGGGAGGGGTAGAGGAGGTGGATTTGCACGCCCTGCTTCTTGGCGTAGCGTATCGTACTCCAAGTGCCGCTCCGTGTCGCTTCGGTGATTTCCCCCGGGCACGCCACGAGTAGCTCGCATGAGTCCACGATGCAACGGTTCCGGTCAAGGTAGGGCTTGGTGGCCTTCAGGGTGCCCTTCTTGAAGGCCCGCAAGGCCGGGTTCTGCGGCGGGTGCAGCACCATCTCGCAGTCCGGGTACCGGGCCTTGACGATGTCGTGGGCCTCCGCGTCCGCCCCCACGCAGTCCCCATGGTGGAAGACGGTCGGGCGGATGGTCTCGATGAGGGCCTTCAGGCTACTCCGTTGGGAAGGAGTGAGTCCCCTGCGCGTTCCGGTGAATCCGAGAATCATCACTCCTCCTGAAAAGGCGGCCCCTTACGGGGGCTGGTCGATGAAGGCCCGCCCTGTTTGCCCTGCCCGCTTTCGCGGGCGAGGGATGGAGGTAGGATTCGTCCTTCACTGCCACTGTTATTTGCCCCACCTGTGGCTGGGGTGCGCGTAACCATGAAGCACGCACTACCCGTGCACTTGAGTGCACGGCCCATCAAGCCCTTCCCCAAGGCCCCTTCGGGAACATGGGGTGGCATTCACAACACTGCCCGTCCCGGTGCCATGTCGTCCGCCCACTGTTGCTGCACGGCTGGTAGGTCATCTTGAACGTCCGGGCCAGCCACATGGCGCAGTGCTCAGCATCGACGTCCTGCTGGCACTTGCCCTTGCAGTCGCAAGGGACGACAACAACCTCCTGCTCCCCAGACTCCACGAGAACGGGGGGTTCTGCGGCAGAAGGCACCGTTTCCTGCTGAGTTTCGTTGGTCGACATGATTCCATTGTAGCAAGAACAGGCCCCTGCCTAGCAAGGGGTGGGGTCCCGCTCACGCAGGCAGACGATCCAGCCCATGGGCCATTCCATCATGTCCCCCGGCACCCAGAACTGGGCGTCGAACTTCTTGGCTGCCTTGCCCCAGTACTTCGGATTGCTGTGCAAGAGGGCGGACACCTCGTTGCGGGTGTACTTGTCCGCGTCGGCCCCACCGTCGTTGATGGTCACCACAAGGAAGAGGAAGATCACGGCTCAGCGGTTCCGGATGATGTTGTCGATCAGGTTGCCTTGGCCTTGCTCCGAGTGCGGCTCGTCGTCCACATCCCCTTCTTCCGGGGCGGGCAAGCTGATCGGCGGCGGCTCTCCCTTGAGCACGGCAATGCCCGTGCGTTGGATCACACTGTTGATGTAGGCCTCGACTTCGGTCTTGGCGTCCTCCGTCACCTTCTCCACGTGCTTGCCGAAGGTGTCCGCCACGAACTTGAGGTTCGCCCCCACACCGTAGCCCGCCACCTCGATGGCCGACAGGAACTCCTTCTTGGCCTTGGCCGAGAGGCTGGACGCTTCAACCATGCCACGCAGCTTGGCCAGCCCCTCCGAGGTGCTGAGCAGGGTCTCGCCCACCTCGTCCATGAACTGGTCCGTGCGCTTGGCAGGCTTGGGCAGGCCGGGGATCGTCTTGCCTCCCGTGTGCAGCAACGTGCAGGGCACACCGAAGCCCACGTTGAGCGTGCTGATGAAGGTCGCCCACTGCGCTTCCGACAGCTCGACCTCGATCAGCTCCTCCCGCCCAAAGTGGTTGTCATGCGACAGGTCGCGCATCAGCTCGCTCTTGCGGATCGTGATGCGGATCGTGTTGCGGTGCTTGAAGTCGCTGCCGTACAGGTAGGTCTCTCCGCTCACCCGGCTGGCACCGATCTGGGCGAAGGCCGGGTGCGTCGTGCGCGTAGCCTTCTTCCCCGGCCAGTTCTCATCCGGCTTGGTGACGGGTTGTTCCAAGGGCCTCATGCTACCTCCTGTTTGGTTGCGAAATGCTCCAACAGCTTGACCGGAGGAAGCCCCTCGCGGTGCATGTTTTGAGCGTCATGAAGGGCGGCCATCCTGCCTGCCCTCCACTCCAGAGACACCTTGTTGTTGTGCTCCTCTTCACCGAGGGACATCGAACGGTGCCACATAGCCTTGTTCCACTCCTGATCCGGAGACAGCCTCTGGTAGTAGAAGATGATCGAGGGAACGGAGAAGTCAACTTCCCTCCCTCCTTGACTCTGGGAGGCGAGAGCAAACGGCCACCCAAACACGTAGCCGCACGCCCAGTCATCCGACAAGGCCTTGTCCTTGGTCACCAGAAGCTGGAGGGACAGGCTGTTGGCGGCAATCTCCAAGAACGTGATCGTCCTGTGGATGCGCCACTCCCGCTTCTTCTTGCGAAGATAGTAGACGAGGCACGCGGGGATCAGAGCAACGATTGCCCAGAAGATGACAGGGTCCATGTTCACCCAACCTTGAATGCTGCGGACCCCGGCTTCTGCACCGTCACCTTGAGTCCCTTGTACTTGGTGGCGGTCACAGCATAGACCGCCCGCATCGTCGCGCTCTTGCGAAAGCGAGCCTCCTCTTCCGGCGTTTCGAACTCGACGTTGAGCTGCATGTTGAAGCCCACCGGAAGACTGGGGTTCACGGACAGGGAGATTGGCTCGACCGAGGTCGACGCCACCTTGTACTTCTGGAGGAGGATTCCCTTGAACTTGAGCAAGCGGCTCATCCCGGGACCCATGCCGTAGAAGCGGAAGAACATGATCAGGCTCCTTGGCCAGCGAAGCGGTCGAGCCACATCAGCACTTGGAACCAGTGGTCGGACCAGTAGCGGGATTCCATGGCGCGAGCGTAGCGCATGGCCCCGTCAATGCCGTAGCGGTCGATCAACTTCCGGGCACGCTCGGGGGGATGGACGTAGCGGGCAGCCTTCATGATCAGCCCTTGAGGTCCTTGGCCATCTGGGCCAGCACCGGCTTCAGCCCGTCTTGGGCGACGGCACCGATGAACATCGAGAGGAAGGCGGCGGCGAAGATCGAGGCGAGCAACATGTCCACTCCTTGGGGTTCGTTGATCAGCAGCACAACTATAGTATCTCACACCCGGGGACGTTTGCCAATACCGTCAGTCCGAGGAATCGACCACCCACTTGTGGCCGCACTTCTTGCAACGGTACCCGTGCATGCAGGCCCCATCGGGCTTGTAGTCCGGGTCGCCCTCGTAGTCGTGGTCGCACCCGAAGGCGTAGAAGCTCACCTTCTTGCCCCAGAAGTCGTTGACGATGGCATACCCGGTTCCGTCCCAGAGGAACTGGAGGTGGGCCGACACGGCATGGTCGGGCATCGGCTCGCGCAGATTGGGCGAGCGATCCTTCAGCATCTGACGGTACTCGACCAGATCGGGGGCGTGGCTGAAGAAGTTCGACTGGGCGAACTCCGCTTCGCTGAGCTTGCGCCACCCCGGGGGGTACTCGTTGTGTCCGCCCCACTTGCGGTGGTGCGCTTCAGCTTCGGAACGGGAGAGGGAGTAGTACTCTTTGAACGACATGGTCAGGCCTCCTAGCTGAGGTAGTTCGCACCGTAAGCGTTGATCCCCTCCAGCCCGTTCTCGGCCGAGAAGATGTTGCCCCTCGCGTGCTTGGCGGGCTTCTTCCAGCCCTCGCACTTGAGGACGTCGCCGTTCGACTTGTCGATGAAGCAGAAGGACATCTTCTGGTTCCCGTAGTCCTTCACGATCCTGATGTACTTGAGGCCCTGCTCGTAGGAGAGGGACGGGGCGGGGCCACCGTTGGGCCACTTCTTCTCGTAGTAGTCCTTGAGCATGGCATTGGCCTTGCTCATGAACCCTTCGAAGGCGGCGAGGAAACTGGCATTCGGCATGATCGACTTGGCCATCGTGGTCTCCTAGAGGAACTCAGGTTCTTGGGCGGAGAGGTCGCCGGGATCACAACCCCAGTCGTCCCACATGCAGGCGGCGGCGAGGCCGAGGGCGAGGGCAAGAGCAAGCATCCACATGATCACCACTCCATTGGGAAGAAAGGAAACATCACAACCACAACTACAGTATACTCCTATGCCGTATCGTTTGTCAAACAGCCGACGAACGGTCACCTTTCTCAGGGATCATGAAGCCGTGTCGGTAGCCACACTTGCCGCACTGCACGTGCTTCTGGTTCAGGGCCTGAGCCAGTATCGGGGTGACGTCGAACAGGATGCCCTGCTTGCAGGCAGGGCATGTCGTGTCGGTAGGCTTGAGCTTGTCCCTCATGGGATTAGTTCTCCTTCCTGAGGTTCTTCCAGTAGGTGTACACGAGAGCGTCGGGGGTCTGGAGGCCCACCTTCGGGTTCTTCGGGTCGTACGGGTTGGGCATGATCGAGGCCACGTAGCCGATGACGCCCAGCGGGACCTTGCGACCGGCCACCACCTTCACCTTGTCGCCCACGTGAAGCTCGGCGGCCTTCTTCTCGTCCATGATCGCCTTGGAGCGGGCGTAGCGGGCAGCGTCCGCCGCCGCGAGGTAGGCCTCGTACTTGGCCATCAGCTCGGGGGAGGCGTCGATGTTCGCGCCGTTGGGGTAGGTCCAGCCGCGAGTCGAGGCGTACATGATTTCGTGGAAGCCCTTGTCCTCGCTCCAGACAGTGGCGTAGAAGTCCGAGTCGTCGTACCCGTTCATCTCGCGCAGGGCAACGACGCAACCGACGTAGGACTCTTGGAGGTAGATCGGGAAGGGCGGGTTCGCCCCGGAGTTCTTGGTCCAGTACTCGCTCAGCTTCGCACCGGGAGCACTCGCATCGCACATCATCACAACCGACATGGCCACTCCTTGGCAGTTGATGGGAGGTTCTCTCTACAGGTTCAGTATCTCATACCCTGCTTAGTTTGTCAAATCTCCGTGCACTCAAGTGCACTCAGTGTTGTTCTTTCAGCATCCACGCAACCACGTGCGGGTTGTCTCGCATCCACGCCAACAGGACCGTGGCCAGCACCGTGATCTGCCGCTCAGTCATGCCAAGCTGCGTCTCGATGTCCATGGCATGCAGGGTCTCGTGCAGGTAGGTGTCCCGCAGGTGCCCCACGGGTTGGGTTGGGGACAAGTCGATCCTGAGCTTGGAGGTCTCGCAACTTCCATACTCCTCCATCTTCTTGAAGTTGGCATTCCACAGCTTGCCCAGCAGGCGGAAGGACAGGGGCACATCGGCCACCGTCGGGTCCGGTAGCGGCAAGGGGTCGACCTCTTTCAGCAGCTCGGCCCCGATGGACCCCGGCGGAGGTACCTTCGCCTTGCGAGAGGTTGTCCGCTTCTTGATGGGCTTCTTCGTCGTCGTCATGTCAACCTCCGGGGCCTACTCTTCGGGGAACGGGAATATCGGTGCGGTAAAGGGGTACCCGTCCGGGAAGAGCCTCGATTGGCGGAGCCTCTGGAGGATCGCGGCGGAGGGCGGCCGGTGCCGCAGAAATCGGGATGTTGTACATGTTCCAGACTTCTCGGCGCATCGTGAGTCCGTGGACAACACCTGCGAGGGCATCCGAGACGTCCTTGCTCCCCGTCGGGGGGTGGTCGATCTTTCCTGTCTTGGGGTCTCGCTCAAGGGACAGGAGTTCTCGTTGGCAGAGGACATGTTCAGGGAGGGCCATCCGGCCGGTGTAGAAGGCGTGCTTGAGGGTGTCGTACGGGCCAGCCGTAATGTCAACCGACTGCTGGCCTACGATCAAGCCCTGCTGACGAAGAAGTTGCTGGCTGTCTTTCGACTGGAATTGGTCGAATGTTACCCACCGGATGTTCAGTCCAGCCGCACGAAGTTTCGTCACTATGTCCCTGATTTTCCACAGGAGAATCTCTCCCCCGCGAGGGGGGCGGACGGCCAAGAGACCGTCGATCCGGAACTTGGGGGCGTACTCTTCCTCGGTCGAGCTGTAGCCTTCCTCTTGCATGCGCTGGAAACCCGGCACGCACCCCACCGCAAATCCGGCAGCGTCCCCGCTGATCGCCAAGTCGATGTGGACGAAGCGGGGCAGGTGAGGCTTCCAGAAGCGCTCGGGGTAGAAGGTCAGCTCGGTGTCCACGAAGTCCACGACGTCCCGGCTGAACACGGATTGGTGCTTCCGGAAGGACCCGGACACTCGGTCGGTGTCGATCAGGAAGGGGAAGCGAGCAAGGGTGGAGACGCCTGCGATTTCCCGCAGGGCGTTGATGATGTCCTTGTCGAAGTCGACCCGGTACTCGTCCGGAATCTGCTTGACCAAGGCACGGTCTTGGTAGGGGATTTCCTCCCCCGGCTCCAGCACGCGAGGCTTGCGGGACATGTCCCCGATGAAGACGTCGAACATCTTCCCGGTGAAGCTGCCTTGCGGCTTGATTTCCCACACCCGGTAGTCGTAGATGTAGATCGTCGGGTCCTTCTTGGCCTCCTCTTCCTTGATGTCGGTGAACTGCCCGGGGTAGCGCTTCGAAGACACGAGGCACAGGATTCCGGGCATCTTCCCGCCCGACATGAAGCGAGACTTGCGGCGACGGGCAATCGAGTTGTAGAGGGCGACCGCTTGGTCGTACACGGAGCCATCCACCGACTGCTTGGACTTGTCCACCACCTCCATGTAGTTCAGCTCGTCAATCATCCCGCCCATGACGTTCTGGCCGATGGCCGCCGTCTCCTTGCCTGAGACCGGAACCACCTCGATGCGGTGGCGGAACACCAGCTTGGACTCGATGTTGGTGTCGAAGGGGAACTCCCGCCGGAAGTAGGGGCTGGCCTCGATCATGGCCTTGAAGCGGGAGTAGGAGTTCTTCGACACCTTCGCGTTGATCGACTGGAACACGAAGAGAATTTCCGACGCAGGGTCCAGCCCGTAGACCTTGTGGGGCGACTCCAGACAGGACAGCAGATAGAGCTGGTAAGCCGTGGTGTAGAGCGCCCCCGTGGTCTTGGCTGAGCCAATGCCCCCGGTGAAGACCACCTCCACGTACTTGCCGGAGTTGATTTCGATCAGCTCCTCCAGCACCTTCGGGTAGATTTCGGCGGCCTTGTCGAGGTAGTCCGGGGAACAGATGAACTCCTCGACCCCCACCGGTTCCCGCAGGTACATGGACCGGCGTGGAAGACTCTGGGGTTCCTTGCCTTCCATGGCGGCATGGGCGTCCGCCAACACATCCCGGTAGAAGGAGGCCCGCTTGTTGGGGTCAGCGAAGCGGGTGCCCAGCAGGAACAGGGCCGTGGCTTCCTCTGCTGGGAGAATCTCCGCCAAGGTGTCCCGCACCTCGGTGAAGAAGGCCTCCAGCTCAGGAGCCTTGTCCGTCACTGTCGACACTGAATTCCCCCTCGATGGCCTTGCGCTTCTCCTTGATGCGGCGGATGAGGTCCATGGCCTCGGTCACCGCAGTCTGCTCTCCCCCAACGTCCTTGGGCATTTCGAAGCGGACGTTGTCCGGGATGCCCAGAGCCTTGCGCTCGTTCTCCAGCCCCAGCCGCAGCAGGGCAATGGCATCCTTCACCTCCATCTTGGAGGGATCGATCCCCTCGATGGCCGCGAGAGCCTTGTTGATGGCCTGCCGAGAGATGGTGGCCTGCCGGAGGCGCACCTCCAGCTCGTTGACGATGGAGAGCTGCTTGACGGCCTCCACAGCCATCTTGGGCTTGTTCTTGAGGAGTTCGTCCAGCTCCTCCCCCCACTTCTCCTCAGAGGCCTTGTTGCGCACGTGCCCGTAGGACAGGCCGTGCTTCTTGGCCAGATCGCCCAGCGTGAACTTGTGGGTGGCTCCCTCCTTCAGGTTCTGCTTGAAGTAGTCGAGCTTGATCACGGTCCACTTGGGGACCTTCGGCAGCTTGGGCTTGTTGCTGACCGGCTTCGGGGGGTTCTGTGCACTTGAGTGCATGAAAAGAGAGGGGGCTGGTTTTTCCAGCCCCCAATCTTACCGGGTCAGGCCCGATCCCGCTACGTGTCAGTGTCCGTACATGCTGTCGGTCTCGTAGCGCGGCTTGCCGTCCCACGGGTAGGCACTGGAGTAGGAGGACATCTTCACCGATCCGCCCGGGCGCACGATCTTGGTCATGATTTCACCGTAGCCGGGGCCGTCCGCCACCACCTGATTGCCCGCCGGTCCGTTCTGGGACACGTACTTGGAGCCGCACTTCTGAATCTTGACCGACTTCGGCCCTACCGCGATCACCTTGTAGAAGTCGATGTTGGTCTGCTCGTAGCCCCACGATTCCACGAGGACGTCGCCCACCTTGAGCGGGTTCACGAAGTTGGCCTTGGCTTCGGCCTTCTCGGCCTTGCGCTTGGCCTTGTACTCGGCCGCCGCGTCGATGTTCGCCTTCCACTCAGCGATCTTGGCCGCACGCCTGTCTTCGGACGCGAAGCGGATGTGAGCGGAGGGCTTGAGGGACTTGCCGACGAAGAGCGCCGCAATCGGGAAGCCGCTCAGCGAGTAGCTGGCAATGGCCGCGTTGCCGTAGGCCTCGATGATGGGAGCGTAGTTGCCGAGACAGAATCCCGCCGCATCCGCAGCAGAGGCAATTCCGAGAGACTTGGGGGAGAACATCGTCGCCACTCCTTGGCAGTTGAGGGACACTACAACTGTAGTATCCCCCAGCTCGGCACGTTTGTCAATGCCTACTTGCCGCCGTTCAGCGGGTCGCCGCCCTTCAACGGGAACTTGCTGTGCCTCACGATCAGCCACCGGTACTTGTCTGCGCCCTTGCCAATGTTGGCGTCCTGCTTGGCTAGGGCTGCCTCCGAAGACTCATCCCAGAAGGCAGGGTCGAAAAACTTGCTGCCCTGCTCCTTCGGGGCACCTTCCTGTTGTTGCGCGGGTACCGCTGAAGTAGCCTGCTGCTCTTCAGTCTTCATGAGTCGTACCCCTTCCTGCCGACAAGTTTGGGCGGTTGCCCCTTCTCGACATCGTTATTATGCCATGACCACTTGCGGAAGTACTTCTTCAAGTTGTCGAAGTTTGCCTCATTGTTGACGTTCGTCAGCACCACCTCGGGCGGAACGAAGCGTCCCTTCCAAGTCTCCTTGCCGTCGTCGTCCTTGGCAGCGTAGCGGCCGATGGCCCGGGCCGCCGCCTTCTCCCGGGGGAGCTGCATATAGTGCCCCTGCGCCCGGTAGCCCTTGTCCATGAACGTCTTCAGCCGCTTCTCGGCGGACGCCCCGCTCTTCAGGGTGACGTCGAGCACGACATTGGCCCCCATCTCCCGGGCAATGTCCACGATGTCTTCGAAGATGTCGTCGCCTTCCTCGTGCAGGTGCGCGGCGTTCCAGCCTTGGTACTCCGGCAGCATGCCCTTGATGGCATCTCCGTCGAGGACCATGTACTTCTGGCCGTCCTGCTCCACGAGGCCCTCGATCTTCTTGCCGTTGGCATCCAGCACCGGCTTGAAGGTGCCCTCCACAGAGCCGTCGCTGAGCTGCGACTTCCCGGAGCCTCCCCGCCCGCCGAAGACCACCACCTCGGGCTTCTCCCCGTTGGCCGGTCGAGCTTGGTCGAGCTTCTCGATGTACTCGCCCACGATCTTGTTGTGGATGGCCTGCCTCTCCGGGGTGTACTGCCCGGTCTCCTTGTTGTAGTGCAGGTCCTTGGTCGCCGTCCCGGCCGCGATCCGGGCACGGGTCTCTTCCATCTTGGCCTTGTACTCTGGAGGGAACTTGGCCTCCACCTCCTTGTAGAGCCGATTCAGTTCCTCGGCAGAGGTGGTTTGCTGCTGCGCAACATCGGCGGGCTTGGGACGGAAATCGCTACCTCCGCCCCCGGCTACCCGGGGCTTGCCCGAAGAGCCGTCTCCCCCGCCGGAGGTCCACTTGCCGGTCTCGTCCCGGGGTTGGTCCGGGTCGAAAGCCTTCTGAATGACGGAGATGTACTGGCGTGCCATGGCCGGGAGAATACCGTTAGTTCCCCCCCGGAACAAGACACACAAGCCCCCCGCAGGCAATCAGGATCGAAGCCGCTAGGATGGACAGGGTCACCACGATGACCGTGACGATGAACCGGGGGCCGACGACGTCCTTCATGCCTTGGCGAGGTGCCACAGCCCGACGTTGGCGAAGGCGTAGCCCGTGTAGACCACGCACATGGCCCACTTCTGCTGTAGGCCTTGGTCGAGGGCTACCCCGGCGTAGATGACCGTGGTCAGGGCTATCAGCCAAGCGCTCAATCGTCGTCCCTGTGGAGTTTCCTGATCCGGGCAATGTCATGCCGGTTGATCCATTGTGCCACGATGTTCCCCACCGGACCAGCCAACAGGAAGGCTGCCACCTCCATGGCCGTGGGATGCGGCATGATCTTCCAGAGCACCAGTTGGGTGATGCCGATCAGGAAGGAGTTGCCCGCCGCCGCCCACATGTAGCCGTGGATGTTCAGTCGAGACTGGATGACCAGCAGGGTCACTGTAATCGACTGGCTACAGAACAGCAGGAGGGCGGGCCACACCTCCCCCCATTCAGGCACGGGCGGGTCTCGCAAAGAGGATGCCCGGGTTCTTGCGGTACTCCTTCTTGAGCTTGCGGTAGACCCCCCGGGTCGACTGCGGGTGGTTGATGATGGTGACCCGGTCGTGGGTCACTTCCTTGTCGCCAACCTTGGTGCGCACCTGCACCCGCTTGCCCACGGAGAGCTGCCTCGCGGGACGCCCCACCGTGATCTGCTGGGCGAACGCCCGCAGCACTCGTGCCTTCTTGCCGTTCACTGTCTGCTCCTTCAGGGAGTGCACTCAAGTGCACTGTCGGGAATTATGTCGATGGGCATGATCACGTACCGGGCGTAGTGGGGAACCTTGGCTTCCTTCTCCCCTTCCCTGTCCACCCACGTTAGAGGGTGCCCGTAGTTCTTCTCCGAAGCCCGCTGCGCTCCCCCCTCGGTCGCGTAGTACTTGATCGAGGACAGGGACATTTCCGGGTGTCCGGGGGCGTCCGGGTGGTAGATGCGCAACATGTAGCAGATTGCGGTCTTTCTGCGCATGGCATCCTCCTCTCGCTTGGCGACACACTTCTTGCACCTGCAAGTGGGAAGGGCAACCCAGTCCATAGTGGAATGATACCGGGTTGCCCGCCGGAGTAAACCGTCTGCTTACTGGGTGACCACCACGCCCGTCGAGGGCAGCAGCTTGGCCGGTTGCGCCGGGGTCGAGGTCGGGGGCAGGATGTCGCCCGCGTCCGTGAGGGCCTTCTTCACGTTTTCATCTTGCGCCATCAGCAGCAGGGCGGCCTTGGCGTAGCCCATGTTGAAGAGCTGTCGGGCGTTGACGCGCCGCACGCAGTCCTCGTCCCGGTACTGGAAGCCCACCGAGATTCCGACGCCGACACCGCTGCCGCCCATGCTGGCCGACACGATGCACAGGTCGTTGTTGATGGCCGACGCGAGGCCCGGGGCCGACACGTTGGGCGTGGTCTTGATCGTCACCTTGTCGGGTGCCGCCGCCTCGTTGATCGTGATCGAGCTGTTGCCGGTCACGTTGCCACTGGCATTGGCCGACGAAGTCCCGCCCGTGGCGTTGCCGCCCGTAGCGCTTCCGCCGGTAGCGTTGGCCGATCCTCCCGTGGCGTTCGCGCTGCCTCCAGCACCTCCTTGCCCACCGGCACCACCCGCCCCACCGTTGGCCGTGTTGTTGTTGCGGTTGGTGTTCGCGTTGGTGTTGAAGTTCGCGTTCTCGTTGGTGTTGTTGTTCGTGTTCGCGTTCTGGTTGACGTTGGCGTTCTGGTTCACGTTGGTGTTCGTGATCGGCCCCACCGTCGCGTTGGCGTTCGCCGTTGCGGTGGCCGTGGCCTCCGCCGATCCCCCAATCTGGCAGTTGTTGCCGTTGTTGCCGCACGGATTGGGGTTGGGCGGGGTCGCGTTCGCAATGCCGGTGACCGTGAGAAGGACTGCGAGAAGGATGCTCTTCATTGCTCCACTCCTTTGTGCTTGGTTAGGAAACGAGATACAGGGCCAGCCGGTACACACCGATGCAGGTCCCGATGAACATGCAGATGCTTCCGATCCACCCAAGGGTGGCCGTGAAGTAGTGGATGGGCTTGGCATCACCCCCGTAGAGTCCGGTCGACCCGGAGTTCTTGAACTCCGCCTTCCAGACGAGGAACCCCAGCACCCAGCAGATTATCCCAATGACGAAAAACGTGATCACGCTTCCTCCGGTTCGAATGTGGCCAGCATCATGTGTGCGCTCAGGGTGTCGATGTTCGATCCATCTGCCCGCACCCCTTCCGCGCCGTCGCAGCGAGTGACCAAGCTGTCGAGCACATTTTTCATGTTCGTGAGCACGAGTGCACTCAAGTGCACGAGCTTGGCATCGTCCTTCCTGCCCGCTTCGCTGAGCTTCAGCGACAGCTCGCAGAGGTCACTGATCAGGGTTGCGTTGAGACCAGCCTTCATCGTTCCCTCCTTGGATGCTGCATTGTCACCCAACCTGCGTGCTTCGTCAATGGCCACCAGTCGGTCGCGCAGTTCGTCCCGTTGCGTTTTCACACACTCTGGACGGTCGCAGTAGTAGCTGCACGAGTGAATCATTCTCCGGCCCCGATCTTCTTGGCAAGCCAAGCGGAAATGACGACATAGCCCTTTCCAGTATCCCGGTGGAAGCCCATCCTTTCCACCTGCGACAGAGGAAGCCAGTGCTCTTCCCCTTCGATGTCGACCAGTACAGCGTTGGCCGTCTCGCGCATGCGGGTACACCCCTCTATGCGCACGCTCATTCTTCCTCCTCGTCTTCCCACGGCAACTCTTCCAGAGGCTTGCCGCAGTAGCAGCAGAACTTGAAGTGGTTCTCGGTGGGCGTGCCCTCGATGATCGTGAAGTACTGCTTGCACCCAGTGGCCCAAGTCTCGGAGTCAGGGTCCCCGTCTTGATGCCATTGGCATGTACTCTTCTCTTCGCTCATGGATTCTCCCCCAGCGTGCCCTCGATGTCTCCCACGATGGCCTGCAAGCGTACCATCACGTTGGCCAGCTTCACCCGCAGCGCATTCCGCTCGGCCTCCAACTCGCGCACGCGGGCGGCGAGGTCGCGGATCAGTTGCATGTCGGGATTGCCGTAGCCGAATTGAGCATCGGCGCGTAGCTTGTCCGCAACGCGAGTCAACAGGTCGTTACTCATGGCTTCTCCCCTGCCGCGAGCGCGGCTCTAGCGATATTCCGAATGCGTGCCACCGCCACGGGTAGACCGGAGCAGTTGCTGTCATTTAGGTCGCACTCCGCGAACTGCTTTAGCGCCCCCCGCAGCCGCTCGACCTCCGCGCGCAGGGCGTCACGCTCGGCCTCCGCACGCCGATTGTCCCGGCGCAGCATCTTCGCGGTTCCTTCAAACGCCGCGTGCGCTCGTTCTAGCTCGGCCTCAAGCTCGCGCACGCGTGCGGCGGCTTCCTGTCGAGCAGGATACGAGCAGTCGCAGCAATGCTCGTGCATACCGTAGGACATGGCGCATTCTTTGTCGTGTCCTGTTTCAAGCCGCTTCAGCAGTTCATCGCTCATGGCTTCTCTCCCGCGAGCGCG